AAGATGTTTGCCGCGTAAATTTCCTTGGTCTGCTGGAAGCTTTCGATCAGACCGAGGTTTGACGGCTGGAACTGTGTTTTGTACAGGTTGTCGTCGATGGCTTTGCGGGTGATCGCGTAGCCCAGACCGATTTCAACGTGTTCTTGGTTGTAGATGTAACGTTCGCCAGCACCGTTGTCGAAGGACGTTTGACCGCCTTCAGTCTTCAGTTGTGCGAAGCCCAAGAAGCGCATCTCAGCGGTGCGTTCCAGCGCCATCTTCGAATTGTGCTTGGTGAACATTTTGTCGTATTGAGATGGGATCATCTCGTACTTGCCCTCAATCCCACGGAGGCCGGGGAGCAGAAGGTCTTTAATCGCAGAAAGATTAACAGCCATTTCTTATGCTCCTTACATGCCAGCGAAGTTGCGGGGCATAGCGTTGTTGAAGGCCACTATGATGTCGTTGTAGCCAGAGGTTGCATCGTTACCATTGACGCCCGAAAGCGGGTTGGCCTGACCTGGCAGGTAGTTTGCCAGAGCGACGATGCGGAACGGGAGTGCCGCGTTTGCGCCCGTCACACCAGCCGAAGACAGGGTGTACTGGTCGGCAAACATGGTCGAAAGGCCGTTGGCGGTGTTGCCATTGGTTTCGCCCGTTGCGGTGCTGTCCTGCCAGTTAAAGCCAATGTTCTCGCCGACTTGAGCTTGACCCACTGCGGTGGCGGTGGTGTTCGAGTTCGCCGTCTGCACGATGAAACGAGCGTTCGGGTCGGTGATGACGTAGGCTTCGACATCGTTCGAAGTGTCCGAACCAGGCCAGTAGTTGGACCAGACGGTGCGCTTCTGCGATGTGGACAGGTACTTGCAGCCAGCAAACACGCCAGCGACGGGAACGTAGACCGTAACCACGGGGGTCGAGGTTGCCGAAGTTGCAGCGGCCACACCAGTGCTTTGGACGACGACAGTGGTGGAGGTGGACGAGATGATCGTGAACACACCGTTCGGGACGCCAGTGGCGTTGCTCACAACCACAACGCCGCCAACGGGCGGAGCGTAGTTGGTCGATGCAAAGGTCGGGATGTTAGCGGTGCTGGACGAGATGGCCGTATAGGTGATCGTCATCGCGCCAGTTGCCACGGTGGCAATACCAGTTGCGGACACCGTCAGGGTGACGGGGCCAGTTGCCTGAGCGATGTAGCCAGTGCCAACGCCAGTGGCGTTATAGGCTTGCATGACGGGGTCGTTCAGGAAGATGGGGGTTGTGTTGCCGGACGCAATGGCAGCCATCGTCTGCTCATAGGTCGGAGCGGAACCAGCACCACGGTACTGGGCAAAACCGTTTGGCGCAAAGGTATTCGCCATGTCGGATATCTCCTTTTCAGGAGTTCCATCATCGCGCGCCGGGGCGAGGGTAGAACGGGGGGGATTGTGCAATCTCCCACACCGAGGGGAGATAAGCGTACAATATACAGGAATTTGTCTGGTTGTCTAGTGGGGGTATCCTTCACCCAGAGCGCATGGGTCGTAGAACCCTGCCTTCTCTACCCCACGCTGGGCCTGATCTGGTTGCGGAGGGAGGGGTTGAACCTCCGGCCTTTCGGGTATGAACCGAACGCGCTACCACTGCGCCACTCCGACAAAATTGGTTGACCGTCTTTCCGGCCTGTCAGCCCCGCTACGCAGAGCATGTCCCAACCACGAGACTGCGACAAGTTGTTACTGGATGTCGCCGGATTTGTCAACGGTTGGCATGAACACCGACACATGAGGTTCCAGTTTGTCCCAAGCTTCTTGGATGGCGGGCGTCCCCTCTGACCTGATGGCCTTACGGAGACGCTCTATGTATTTGTAGATCGTGATGGGCTTGATCATTCTGGGATCGGGATCGCCTCGTACTTCTTGTTGATCTTGACCAGCGGGTCGCCCTTGTTGGTGCGGTCAAACTCGCCGCCCTTGGCCTGTGTCAACTGGGCTTCCTTGTCGCGCATCTGCATACGCGCCTTGCGGTATTCGGCGTTCTTGGCCTCTTGGGTGATCTCCAGCGGGCGCTCCATCAGCACCATGCCCTTGCGGGTGATCTCAGCGCCCTTGTACCCCATTGGCATCAGTTCGGGGTGGCGTGACGCCGGAACGCTTTCCCAGCCCTTGCGGGCCAGTGCCACTTGGTGGGCGGGGTCTTCAGCGCCAAGGATGGTGCGGGTCTTCCATTCGTAGGACCAGCCCTCTGGGATGATGCCCAGTTCGATGTAGTATTCGTCGGTGCCATCGTCGTTCAGGTCGGCGGCATGGCCGCGCAGTTCTGCGGCACGGCGGGCGGCGCGTTCGCGGGGGTCTTCTGCGGTGGTGGCGTTGGGGCGCATTTCGGGGCGGAGTGTCATTGAATTTTCCCTTCCTTCTTGAGGGCCACTTTGTTCTTGGCATAATCCTCTGGTTTCATTCCCATCATCTCGGCCATCTCGCGCTCTGCGGCAGAAAGACGCACCACGTTAGAGCTTGCAGATTGGCCTCCGCGATTTGCAGGCGCAGCGGCGGGGGCAGCATCGCGGCGACGGACGGCCTTTGCAGCGTACTGGTCATCGGTGTCGTTTTTAGGCGTCACCTTTAGCGTTTCTTCGATGGCCTCGAAGTATTCGTCGGTGTCGGTGGGGATGCCATCGGCCACGGCGAGATTGTGCGCGGCGATCATCTTGGCGTTCAGGCGCTGATCCCGCACAAATTCGGGGTGCTTGCGAACCCAATCTGCGCTGCGGGGCGATAGGCGGCTGGCAAAGTCCTCAACGGGGTCCAGCGGGGCCATTTGTGGCTCAGGTTGGCGCGGGGCGTTCTCCATTGCCTGACGGCCATTCTCCAGTTGGAGCAACTTGGCTTCGTTGGCCGACATTTCCCGTTGGATTTTGGTTGCGCGGTCAAAGTCACCACTTTGCAGGGCGTAGGTGTGCGCCTGACTAAGCAGTTCAATGTCCCGGTTGACTGTATCGATGTCGTTGACCACCAGTTGCAGGTTTGTGTCGTCCACTTCGCTCTTGGCGCGGTGGGTTTCACGGTTTGCCTGATGCGCTTGCTGTTCTGCCCTGATGCGGGCGGCCTTTTCGGCCTCCAGTTGGCGCTTCAGGTCCGTGATATACGCAGGCTCTTCTTCCTGCGGCTGTTCTTCTTCCGGCGGCAGTTCCAGTGTGATCTCGTCTTCGTCTTCCATGGGGGTTCCCTTCAGTACACGGCATCGGGGTCTTGGACCCTGCCCTTGATGTTTACGTCGTCGAAGATGCGGCAGAGGACGTTGTTCACGGTGATGGACCAGCCGTCAGACGGGCGGAAGATCAGCCAATCGTGGTCGTGGAACTCCATACCTTCGAACCATGTGCCGTCCTGTTCGAACGCTTTGGGGCCGCGCTTAACCAACAGGCCGACCTTGGACTGATATTTGTCCTCGTCGACATGACTGTCCGTAAGGATCAATCCACTTTTTGTTTTAGTTGGGCGCAAATAAGTCGCTAAAAGCACTTGATTGTGGAATAGTTCCACATTAGATATGTCGCCAAGTGCTTCTAGGATGGTAAGCTTTGGGTCTGTTTCGTGCAACATGGGCATATGCGGCATGGTTAATCCTTCAGAGGGTTTTGTTGACGATTGTCTGGGCGTCATCGCAAAGTTCAATGACCATATCCAGCGCGGCGATCTTGCCGACCGCCTCGCGGTATTCTTCCATAGATGTGATAGAATGCCCCCCAACAATGTTGGTGGCGATATGATGGCGTTCTTCGCTTATCATCCTTCTAAGCTCACGTTCGAAAACGCTGCTTGCCGTCTGGATCATTCTAATCACTCATCATTGGTGTGGCCCCCGACAGAGGGAGGAATGCCGGAGGCCACAGTTAGGCGCAGGGAGGGCGCACCTTATGCGTTATTACCATACTCGTCGATTTTTTCAAGGCGACCTTTGCCACCGCCTGCCCCGTACTTCATTTTGGGGTAGACCTTACCGCCGTCCTTGCGTCCCATCATTGGCATTGGAGCGCCAGGAGGGGGCGGCGTGGGGCCAACACCAGACGCACCAGCCATAGCAGCGCCTAGACCAGGCGGCAGCGACATGCGGGGAGGCGAGGGCGGGGGCATCATCGGGGGCGGACCACCCATTGGGGGCATGGGCATCGGGGGCTGGATACCCATAGGCTTGTTGGCGTTGTGGGGCATCACGTTGATGCTGATGTTTGTGGTCCCCTTGCCAGCACGGCCACCAGTGGCACGAGCCATACGGCCACCCATTTCCTTCTTTGCCGTCTTGGCGGAATCCTTGAAGTCCTGAGCGTCAGGCGCACCCTTGGAGCCAACTTTACGCATCTTCTCCCCAGAACCGTTTTCGATACGCTCACGTTTGGCATTGATGTTGGCATAAAGACCGCCGCCATCCTTCATGCCCGCCGAACCACCGCAAGCTTTGCACATGCAACCCTTGACGTGTTTGACTTCGCCGCCAGCCTTGTAACCAGCCGAACCGCCACAGGCTTTGCACATGCAGCCCTTGACGTGACCGCCGTCCTTGTAGCCAGACGCCATCGGGTTCATGGCGGGCATCATGCCCATACCCATGCCGCCGCCACCCATCTTTGCGGTACGACCGCCAGTGTTCATTTTGCCAACACCGTCAGCGGCAAAAGCTGGAATTTTCTTGCCGTCTTTTTCGACCATCTTCATTTTTCCGCCAGCAGCCTTTGCGGATGGCATGTCGTGCTTCTTGTCAGCCTCAGAGGTTTCCCACTCTTTCATGGACATGCCGTGCTTGGCAGCCATTTTCTTGTCCTGCATCTTGTCTTTGGCAGAACCTTCAAAGTTCTTGGCCATGCCGCCACGTTTGTAGAGACGCTTGGTTTCGTCGTTGATCTGCTCAAGCGCACCAAAGCCACCGCCACCAAGGGCGTTAAACATCGGGTCTTGACCCATGATTACGCCAGCACCGCGCCCGCCGCTACCGGGGCGCAACACCCCAGTTTGATACTTGCCTTGGTAGCCTTCTGCCATTGTGCCACGGCCAAAATTGGGGTTAGGCGTGGGGGTAGGGGTTTCGACACGGGGACCGTTAGAAGGTCTTGCCCGTGCGCCAGCCGCCAGAATACCTAACCCCAAGGCCGTAGTACCAATGGCCCCAGCAGCAGCGGGAAGGTTAACGGAGGTAGTTTTTGCTGCTGGCATACTGCCATTTCCACCTAGACCACTGCGCGCAATGCCTCTTCCTACAAATGGAGTATAGCTAGTTGCAGGGGTTGCCGCAGGGCGTTTAGGCGGGCGGGGGCTGGTGGTCATGGTAGACGACGCGGCAGGGGTTGCCGATGCGGACTTCTTAGGGGCGGCAGCGGTAACGGGCGCAGGGTTGGCCCGGGCCTTTTTCTCAGCCTTGGTGAAGAAGCGGCGGGTCATGTTTGTACCATCTTCGGGCTGGTTGTCCGCCAAGACGTACTCAAAATCCACGCCTTCTTTGTATCCGTCATCATCAGAACCGCCAGACGCCTTCTTGGCACGGCCACCATCCTTGCGGCGGGTCATGTCGCCCATGCGGCGTTGTTCTTCTTCCATAAGTGCCTGACCTTCATCAAGCTTACGCTTGCTGGGGCGCATCGGGTTTTCTTCCGGCAATTCAACAGGATTGTATTCATACATGGGATCGTAATTGTCGGTGCCCTTCATTTTTGAACTTTTTTGCTTGATAGGCAAGCCGCCGCCCATCATGCCAATGCGGCCACCCTTCTTCATGCCACCAACGTGCTTGACGCCTTCGCGCTCTTCGTTGGCATCTTTCTGGTTGGTGTTGGCAAGACCGACCTTCTGTTCAAACCCACGGGGGGTGCGCGACAGGTTGGTCTTGGCATTCTCGCCCTCAACCTTGCCACCTGCCTTAAACGCGCGGCGCGAGATCGGGCGCATACCCGTCTTGGCATCTGCGTTCAGCTTTTCATCTGGGGTCCAAGTGGAGCTATCCACCTTCCCGCCAGAGCTTTCGATCATGCTCTGGGCCTTCTTGTTTTTTGCTGCGCGCAGCGCCTTGAAATCCATGTTGCGATCCTCTGAGGTTATCCGGCGTCCCGGTCGTGGTCGAGAGCATACAACGAAGTGAGCGACATTGCACGTTCGATGTTTTTGGTCTTCTTAGGGACAGTGCCACCCGACGCAAAGCCATACTTGCTTTTGCGATCTTCCTCGGCTTGCTTGACCATATCAACAATTTTCTGGGTCACCTTGACTGCGGGGAACTTTGTCATCAGCGTTTGCTGTATTTCGGTAGCGGTCTTTGCGCCACCGAGACTATCCGCAAAAAGCTGTGCCGCAGGAACCAGCGCCTTAAACCGACCTGCATATCCCCGTGTCGGCAGGCCGTGGGTGTATGTGTCGTGAGAAAGGAACTCATCGTTTGCCCGAAGGTCGCGTGTAGGGTCCAAGTGGGTGAGCATGTAGCCGGACGACAACTGGGGTTCGGCAAAGAGTTCTGGAACCGTGTTGGCAAAGCGGGCGGACGCAACGTTCGGGAAACCCGTAGATTGCCACCGGACGCTGTCAAGATTTTGGACAAACTTGGAAACGTCAGACCCCGGTCGTGCTTTTAGCGCAACCGTAAATGCCCCCTTCTTTCCCTTGATCTTGGATGGCTGACGGTAGAAAAAGTCATGCACCTCGTTCGTGTTCATAATGCCAGGCCACGGCAGAGGGTAGGCGTCGCTGTGGGGGAATTTTTTACGCATCTCGTCGTCAAAGGCTGCGATATGCTCCGACTTGATGGGCAGGTTGGGCACCATGCGGATGATGGAGTGCAGCAGCATATTGGAACTGTCGGCAGACTTGTGGCCCATCAGGGTGTGGATGCCGTACTGTGGAAATTCGTCACCAAACTCCGAGATGCGACGCTGCATACCTTTTGATGCGCCCTGACGTGACCGCCAACCAGTGCCTTCGTTTGCTCTGGCAAACTCCGAACGACCATAGTCGCCGCCCCCCACTTGGCTTACCGGATCAGTCAGAGCCACGTTGTTGTGGCCCATCAAAACTGTGTCGGCTGGGGTCTTGTCCCCCATAAGGGGACGCAAGAAGGCACCCTCCCGCTGCATTTTCTCAATGTCGGCAATTTTTGACGGCATCAGGTTATTTTTTGACCCATAGTCAGCCGTCATTTGCTGGAAAGGCGTGTTTAAGTGACCGCTTTTGGGGGTAATTTTGATGTCAGACAGAACTGGAGGCGACGTCATAAGCCTTGGGTCGCGCATCATCAGGCCCGCGCCAGACCTTGTAAACCCAGTCTGGGGAAGGTTGCTGATCGCCTGCTTTACAAATTGGGTGTTGACCCCGCCATGCACCGTGTCGAGCAAAGCTTTGTACAGCGGATGTTCTGACAGGGGCGGCTCGGAAACGGTGGCAGGCGCAGCAAGGTCAACCGCACCTTTGGTGCTGTACCCGATCCGGCCACCGTCCTTGGCATTCCGCATGGCGTTCATCACGTCGTCATGCGTGGTCGTGGCGTTCTCGGCCTTATCCCAGATTGCATGGTGGGTCAGGTGCTGGCGGTAGGGTTCCAGTCCGGGGTCCATCTTGGGGTTCATGGCGGCCTGACGGGCGGCAAGCCTGTCGATGACACCAAAGCCGCCCTTGTTCGTCATGGGCGTTGCTTCTTTGGTTTTTTGGATACCAGTCTGCAACTTCACCTGACGCGCATCAAACGTGGGCATGTCCCCACGGCCCAGCAACGACGCAATGAACCCAGCCTTGGCCACGCCGATGCCATGCAGGTTTTTCTTGCTGAAATCTTGCCACTCGGCTGTTGGGGACTTCCCCATCAGGCCCCGGGCAACCATATCGCCCACTTGCTTGTAGTGGGGACCAAGTACCTGTGCAGCCCATGGCAAAGCAGAGGCCTCAGTTTTTAAGCCAAACGGTGACATGACGCGCTGGGCGTGTGCCACGGCCTCTTCATCAACCTGACCACGCTCTGCGGCATCCAAATACCGTTGCCCCATGGGGCTATGCAACCATTCCCCCATCGCGCCCTCGGGCCGGATCATTTTAGCGGTTGATGGCGGCAGCATCAGGCCGTTTTCACGCACGGAATCGGCACTTTTCTGTCTGCGCTGGATGGATGCCCGGGTGATGGCGTAGGCTTTGATCAGATCGCGGGGCGTCAGGCCCTGCTTGACCGCACGGTTAGCGGTTTCGTCCATAAATGCGCCAAATTTCTCCACATGGCTGGGAATTTCGGGCAAACCCTCCAGTTCGGCGTGGACATCCTTCAACGGACGCCATTTCCAATCGTCCATCTTGGGATTTTGCGGGTCTTTGTACCGGGCAACCTTGCCAAGGGCCTTGTTTACAATGTCGTCCATGTCATTTCCCCTTGGATTTCAGCGCCATTGTAGCACCAGTGCCGTCTTTGGTGAAGCGGCGTGTTAATTCCATCGCTTTCCCGCCCGTAGCCAGCGTTGCCTTGGACGTGAACCTGCCAATCGGCGGCATTCCAGCGGTTGGGGCCATCTTTTGTTGCCCGACAAAGGCAGACGGCGCACGTTGGACCTTGGGTTCCACAAAACCTTCCGGCCCAAGGCCAAAGTGCCTGTAGATTGCCTCCATCTGGGCGCGTTCTTCCGGCTTGATGAATTCCGCACCCTCGTGAAGCGCCCAAATGGGCATGACGCCAAGTTTTTGGGGCGAGTAAATGGTGTCTTCGGCGCTGGCGGTTTGGTTGTGTTCGCCGTTAGGGCCAAAGTTTAACAGGCTGTTCTGCCCACGGGTTTCGGCACCAAGGGCAATGCGGGCCAGCGGGCTGTACATGGCCGCATGGGAGCGCCATGCGTTCTCTTCACCGTCACCACGGAAACCCAGACCCTCCTTGACGTGCCCAAAGTAGTCGTGGACGGCCCGGAAAAGGTCGTTGAACACCACAGGTTGGCCGTTCCAACGTTCGCCGCTGTCACCAAGCAGGGGGTTGTTCTCGTGGCCCTTGGGCTGCTTGCCTGTACCAAAGCCCCCCACGACCGTTGGGTAGACGTACATGTGCTTGTTGTTGTTCACGTCCTCGGTCATCAGGCGCGGTTGGCTGTGGTAGGGGTCTTTTTTAACGTCAGGATAGAATTCCATCTTGACCCCAGCCTTCTGGATCATGCGGTACTGGTCCAGCGTCTCACGCTTCATTGCTTCGTACGCCGCATTTACAAGCGGGTGCTGCGGGAAGTGCGCCATGTCGGCGTAGGCATCCGAAATGCGCTTGCCGAGGTTGGGGTCAACCTTCTTGTAGAGCGTGGGCGGGCTGTAGTCGATACCAGCCTGCCGGGTGTAGTCCCGGGCTACCTGCCGGATTTCTGGGTTGTGCCCTGCGGTGACCTTTATCCCAAGCTTGGGGATCAGGATATCCTTGGGCAGGCCCTGAAGGTCTACCTCGCCGTGTGGCGAAAGCGGTGCAGGAAGAACGCTTTCGCCTCCTCGTATTCCTTCTGCGATGGGAAATCCTCCCGCTTGGGGGCCATTTTTAGGACGTGCGGGGGCAGTTTCAGTTGTTGCATCAGGTTCTCCATCAAGTTCTCCTCCTCCAGTTTTGCCAATCCGGCCACCATACTCGTACTTGTTCACCACCTGCACGGGGTCGTGGTGGAACATGACGTAGTTGTGGCTGCCCGTAGCATTTATTGTACCGCGGCTTCCAGAATCAAGGTATTTGATACCCTTTAAACCAGCGGCCTGCATAGCATTAGCCGCACCTTTCTTGCTTCCAGTATGGGCAACCAGCCTATTATGCAGGTCTTCACCTGTCATGTTGCCCCAATGCTCCAAGGGCGGACCTGCGTCTGTGTGCGCCTGTTCTTCTTCTGGAGTAAGGACGTGGGTTTCAGGTTCGTAAAACTTGTCCATGTCAATAGGACGCATTTTGGATTGAAGCGCATTCCTACGTTGTTCGATGTCTTCATGGCTGGCATAGCCAAGCTTGCGCGCCACCTCTGGCTGCTCAGACAGCGGCCTGTCCCAGTCCAGCAGTTCGTGCGGCTGCACGTTCAACTTGACCTTGTACATATGGCCTCTGGGTTCAGCCTTAACCCGATCAATCAAAGACTTTGCCGCATCAAAATGGTGCAGGTTGTCTTCAAACCTTTGTGCTTCACTCATGAAAAAATCTGGATCGTTTGACGTTTTGGAGTAATCCCTAAAATCTTTTATATGGTCAATTTGTCTCTTTTTGTCTCTGTCCATATCTTGCTTAAATCTTTCGGTATCCCCCGACCTAAGATCGTAAGCAAAGTTGTTGAAGAAATCCTTTACTTTTTCATATCCATTTGTGTTTGGGTCAATCAATTCTCTAGTTTTTCTATCAACTACGTCAAATAAGTTTTTGTTTAGAGAAATGCCATTTTTATAAGACTTTGCTACTTTTTCATTCCCAGCAAAATACAGCCCATGCCCATAGGCTTGAGCGCCCTCGCCCGTACCAAGCTTGCTGATGTCAAACT